TCCAATTTCAAAAACTTCTCCATGAACTTCTTCCAGCCATTCCCGGAACTCAACACATTTCTTTTCAGACGCAAATTTCCAATGCCGGCTGGTTATAGCCGCAAGAATTCCACCTTCTTCCAAGCGTTCATACATAAGTCTTACATGGTCAATATCCTGATTACCGGAAAATGGAGGATTAGCAATAATCTTAGTGTAATGCCCTACACTGTCTTTCGTAAAATCTTCATCAAGCAATATTACGTTATCAAGTGTATGAAGGAACTCCCTGTTTTCCGGCATCAGTTCATAGCATTCAACTGTTACTGACGGGCACGACCGATGAATCGCTTTTATCAGAGCACCACGTCCGGCACTTGGTTCAAGTACGGTATCTGTTTCGTGAATTCCACCGGCAAGCATTACCAGCCAGTCTGCAATATCAGCAGGTGTTTCAAAGAACTGAAAATCTTTTTGCAAATCGCATCGCTTACCTTCTTTCAAGATGGAGAACACACGTTCCGGATTAAAAGGGAATGTGAATCCCTGTATCTTACCTCCCTGCCATGAGCCGCCAGCTTCTTCTATCCATTTCTTTGCTTCAGCATAGGATTTCTTATTGAATTGTACTTTCGGAAGTTTAAGAACACTATCCTCAAGAGTACAATGCTTCAGTATCTCTTCCACATTCCATTTCTTACCTTCATCAGCCTGGCTCTTCCTTTCATCAACCGGAGCGTCCGGCGCTAACAGTGAGGATATTTTCGTAATAACCATATTACTCGCATCCATAAAAGTATTAACACAGGAAAGCGCTTCCATAAGAAATTCAGTATCAACATATCCGGCAGCGTCATAAACATCTATGCCTTCAGTCATATCCGACAATTCATTGAGCTGGGCTACACTACCACGTAACATTTTTATTAAAGTCTCTTTGTTGTTCATCATAACTTTTTTGTAAATAAATTCTTGTTGTATCTACACTACCATGACCAAGAAGGTCTGCTAATTGAATTACATCTTTGGTTTTCTTCAGGAACATTTTAGCAAAGAAGTGCCGGAAGGCGTGAGCGTGCATTTTTTTCGAATCGATACCACAATGTTTACCCCATGCTTTCAGATGCTGTGAAAGACCTCTTTGAGTCAACGGCCCGAATCTCCCAACAGCAAGAGTACCGGACTTGCCTGTCTCCTTTATATAGTCCTTCACTTCCCTCTGCAATTGCTTTTGGAAAAAGAAACGCCGATACTTATTCCCTTTCCCTTTCAAAACAACTTCACCGATCACTATATCCTCCCACGTGAATTGCTGAAACTCCGAGAGCCGAGCTCCTGTAGTACCCAATACCTTAATGAAGAAATAGTAATCCTTGTTGAGTTTTGTTTTCAGATACTCCAGTAACCTATTATATTCCTCTTCTGTCGGCACATTGTTTACATCCAACTTGCGTTTCATTCTAGGTCGTTTCAGTTCAATAGGTTTCTTCACCCATTTGGAGAACTTCTCAATGGCTGTAATACGTAATCGAATGGTAGCTGGAGAAAGTTTTTCCTCTTCAAGGCTTTTTATAAATCGTCTGCAATTATCCATATTTAGTTCATTGGCGTATTCAAAATATTTTCTCAACGAGGTATAATAGACATCAATTGTGTGAGAGGAATAATCATTGTTATCAGTCAACCATATTATAAAATCATTAAGCAGTTTCTTATTCTTCTCTGAAATAACCTCAAGTTTCTCCAAAGGCTTTACAGCCTTTTCCCGTCGGCCATATCCGATTTTAAGATAAGACAATAAATCACAAACAGCCTCACACATAAACGAATGGCGCACCATAGCATCAGCATTTTTATGTTTATATTTATAATAACCACGACGATTGATTTCTTCGGAATTTTCAAGAAAATCAGTCACATATTTGATGTATTTCCCGATGCTATCATAGCTCCTACCCGTCGTATACAGGTAGGATATGTAATCTACCAATATTTGTTTTCGTTTATCATCCATTTTTTTGATTTGAGAGTTAATACTTCATCCCGTGCATCTTTTCACGGAGTTCGTTATACTTCATTTTCTGCTCGATGTGCCAAAGCAGGTTTATATCTAAGTGCTTGGCAAGCCCGAAGATAGATAGTATCATATCATTCACGGCTGTAGGAAAATCAAATATTCCGTCATACCTAACAGGAAGTGTAGAGATGGAATAGATTGATTCGGTAAAAGTTTCGCCTTTACAGGCTTCTGCCATATCTTCAATACAGTCATCAATATCTCCATTGGCAAGTTCAAGGTTTATTCCTCGAAGTCCTGCAAGATCAAGCAAGCGGATAACAGCATCAGCTAATTCTTCTTCGATTGAACCTTTAATGGTTTCGTTATATGCAACTTCGTAACCGCGCTCTTTGGGAATGTCAGAATCCAATCCTTGACAAATGCGGCTGTTAGCAATCTTCTTATTATACCGATCAACATTAGCACGCCTTCCTTTTCTATCTGCTTCCACAGCTTCCATCAGTTCAGAAATCACAAGGCAAAGAAAATGATTGTTACTTAGCTCTTGATCGTGAAACCCATGTTCACAAGCTGTTTTATATGCTTTGTCTCTTAATTCATTTAAATTCATTTTACTCATCCTTGTAATGCTTAAATATATCTATCCAATTCCTTTTCTAATAATTCTCCATCTATTTCAGGAAACAGCCTCAGAACTAAATCCAAAGATTTACAATAATTGTTACTGTATTCTTCAGTATCCATTAATCGAAGTACCATAGAACAAAAGATACTTTTTGTGTCTCTTAATTCGCCTTTCATCAGCAACTTTGATAGTTCGATAATTTGACTAGCAGGATTATGAAATTTTCCGTTTATATATTGAAAAATTATTCTTCCTTCAAATTGGCATATTTCACAATCTAATTCACAATCAATGTACTCTATTTTACTATCTATGAATTCACAATAAACACATTCAGTATTAGAAGCAAATAAAATTGCAAAATCATAGATATCATCACTATTACCTACAATTATTGAAGTAGATTCAAGAGTTTCCGAAACACCATTATTCCACTTTGCATCTTCAATCAGTTCCCTCACATATTCTTGAACTCTTGTGATGTTCTGCTCTATTAAATCTTTTTTACTCATAATTTCAATTCAATTAAGTTCGATTATTTTTTTGCAATATTCTCCCAAAAAGCAACGCCTTCAGGAGTACCATTAAAAGGGAATGAAATAGCTAGAAACCGATGAAAACAGCAATCAACATCTAACAAATTGTTCATCCGCTCTTCATTTGTCATTGAGAAGTCAGGACACTCAATATTAAATGTCTCATTTGCTCTTTCTGTATTATATTTCCATTGATTGAAAATACCTAGTCTTTCTAATTTTTCTATTTTTTCATTCCTCTTCATGTTGATTGACTTTTAATGCTTTACGTCTATAAAGGTAATCTTTATTGACAAGTTTGGCAAACAGAATCTTCGCCATTTTAACGCCATTTTACTCGGTCTTTTTCTTCAACAATTCAAGTATTATTCTCTCACTCTCTCTTAATCCATCAAGATAGCCTTTTGCATGTTCACCGGCATTATACACTATAAAAGAGAGGATCAACAAAAACAGTCCGAGCGAACGATGCCAGTATGGAAGTTGGGCTGTGAACGGCTTGATTGTTATAGATAAGTGTCCTACATATAGCAGGAACACAAACAAAATCACACATGAAATAATTGTTGTTTTCATATTAATCTGTAAATAAATTAAGTTGAGTTGTAAACTCGGGTTTATAAATTCTAAATTTACGGTTAAAGAAAGTCTCAAAGGCTGTTACAATTTCAGAGATGGTATTATCAGCAATTCCTAATAATTTATCATCGGCAACTATAAGAGATAAAGCCTTGTCAAGAGTCATTTTCTTCTCAATAAACAGGGAATACACCAAATATCTACGGGTATATTCCCCAGCCTCGAGTGACTCAACTTCTTCAGGAGTGGCCTTTCTCTTGTACAATACTTTATACCAATGTGTTTCAGCAGTACGAGCACGCTTTTGTCTCGGTAACAAGTCATAAAACACGGCAATTTCATTCTTTTGGATACACTTATGTTTTTTACGAACACCATACATCACATAAGGAGTGTTCCAATCAGGATGAGTCTTTCGATATTCAAGCTCCAGCTCTCGATCAATAAGATCTTGCTCAAAGTCTTGTTTCATTAACCATTCCTCGAACCAAGCAGCAAGTGCTTCTTCTCGATCATAATAATCTTTTCCATTTATACATAAGGGAATCATAATAACTATTTTTGTTGCATTTCACGTTTAAATCTTTCCTCTAAATCAAAAATGGTTTCTCCACTATTACGCCGATAGGGTCTATCGGTATTTAACTGAAGTTCTTTCAGCTTTTTCCAATACCATGGAAGGTACAAATACATATTCTTCAACTCCTTCAAGTTCTTATTTCCACAACACCAGCAACTCACACGATCAAGTAGCTCATATAGCCTTACTCCATCCTCATGCCAAACAAAGCCTTTTGTGTAACAGTACTGGAGTGCATCTGCTTCAGTAATGCCCCAATCACGAAGTGGTAAAACCCGATTTGGTCGTTTTCCTTTTCAAAGCGATGGGTCTCATCGGCAGCAATACCGACATAATCAATTCCGTCTTTTGTGTGAGCTTTCAATGCACGAAGTTTTTCACTCGTTCCCCACCGGCATGTTCCCCCACACCAACTATATCCTTTTTTATGGATAATATTGGTCCCTCTTTTCTTAACCGGCCTTTCAAACATTGTCCAAAGAAAAGGTTGCTCCGGATGCAGTTCTGTATATTTAATGCCAAGTTTTTTAAGAATTGGAAGAACAGCATCACGAGTGTTATAGATTGCCTGAAATTCCATACCTGTATCATAGAAAACGACTTCATCCAACTGATATCCTTTATCTATTAGCATGAAAAGCATTGCCAAGGAATCCTTTCCAAAGCTGACTGAAGCATAATATTTCATACAAAAAATTTAATAGACAAGTCACTTTTTCTTCTTTGCCCTCTGATTATTAATCTGTGACATACACATACGGCACCAGGAAGTCAACAAATGATATTCCTTACCTTTTCTCACCACTATACGATTGTAGAACCGGTTCAAGTAGAAGTAATTTCCGCAATGGGTACATTTTTTCATTTCACGTCCTGAATCATCTATAATCCGATTACGCGGCTTACGACGAATTAGAGTACAACTTTTACACTTCTCATCAGTTTCGCGGTGCCGCCGGCAATGTGATAAGGATTTTGCTCCACATTTAGCAAACACCTTACAATCTCTACGAGGTATTGATTGACACACATTCATGGCTTCCTCGCATTCAAGAATTTATTTACTACACGAGAAAGTACATCCTCATTCTCCGGCATCAGCCATTCTTTTGCAACGTTCCAAGCAATACTCATAGCAGGATTGAAGTTATCCTTCCTGACTGTGTGATGAGACAAACGTCCTTCAGTGGGCTTCAAACCCTTATCATGTAAGATACACAGTCCATTCTCGAAAAAAGCACAATACTCCTTACCAGCAACGGGCTGAATCATCGGAATAGCAATATTAATACCCCCTAAGAATATACCAGCAGCCCAGTTCGTCAGCGCTAACCTGTCGGCATAACCTGCATCAATAATTCGTTCAATATCATCAGGAGTACCTAAACATGGCGTATGACATTGTTGTTTACAAACACTGCATGAGCATTGTACAGGTACACGACCTGAAGCCCTCATTACCCTTTGTAATGAGGTTTCTTTTGATAATTCTCTCATAGTAAATTATTTGAGATACTACAAATTATTAAACATCGCCCCACAGCTTTACTGCAAGGTCATAATTTTTTTTAGCCTCTTTTACTGCTTTATTGGCATAAGCCATAGCGTATGTATGCTCGCGTCGGTACTTACCGGACTTCAATCCTTCGTGATATTCTTTTGCTTGTTCCAACTTATGTTCGTAGAAATCTATACTTTCCGGCATGGACAAGTTTATCGTATTAGCCCTTTTTTCCCAATACTTCGCAACTCTTTCATGTTCGGCAGCCTTATCGCTAAACTCAACGCTTTTCCCCATATTGTTCCACGCATCATCTATCGCTTTTCTGTGTCGCTTCTCGCTATGATGTCCCACTTTGATAGGCTCACCTAGAGAAAGAAAATCCTTATCTTTATTGGACTTGTTGTAATATTCACAGCTTTTCTGTACAGCAGATGTAGCCCATTCATGACGACGTTCAGCTCTTTGTTTGGCCCACTCTTGCACATTAAAGCCATCAGCCCGTACGATTGAGTAGTAATAGAATCCATCACGTTCGTAAATGAGGTTGAAAACAATACATTCATTTTCTTTTCCATACTTGGTGGTAACTTCAATAGTTTCACCTTTTTCGTGCTTCTCATCACACTTTGCCAAAAATACATTTGGCGCAAATTTGTAATACGTGTTCATTTTTTTAATTAAATTGGTTTGACTTATATGAAAAATGATGAAACCACAGCTACTTAGCCGTGGTTTCATCATTAAAAAACTTTGGTTGACTGGGTTGAACCAAATCATCGAATAAACCAGGAACACGAGGTTGTAACGCCTTGTATTCTTCCTGAAAGAATTCTTCTTTGGTTCTCCCATGTTTTTTACCCTTTCGTGTATGTACATCGAAAGTGTAATCTGGAATAGGAATAGGGTAACGCCTGACATCATTTATCCACTTTTCTATATCAATATCCTTTCTATCATAGATGAAGTTTTGCAAATGATCCGCATCACGATTCTTTCTACATTCACAAAGGAGAATAACAGCTTTACTGACAAATATCCTCCCTTTGGGTTCAGTAGCAGTCTTGTTTACCAGCTCATGCCCCTGCCACAATGCTTCTATCTCTTTAGTAATGATTCCATAGCAATCTTCAGCACTAATGGTAAACAGACGCTTCCACACATAGTCGCGGTACCCACTCGCCCAAAGTTCCAATGCAAAAAAGCCGGCTACCCCGGTGTCGGCTCGCCTAATGGCTTTCTGCATTGCAGAACTCACCTCAAAGAAATCATATCCGCAAACTGTTCTTATAATCATAATTCTAATTTAATGGTTTGACTTTTAGTTTATTACATCAGTAAAATTAGCTAAAAAAGGCGAATATGACAAACAGAATGGACGCCATTTAAACGCCTTTTTTACAGACTATTAGAATTTGAATTTGCATGATATATTATATTGAACGAGCTGCTTTGTTTTGTCTTTCCCATTAGTGGTTGCACTCTTTAGCAAAATACTATCACCAAAATTCTTTTTGATAAAGAGGATAGATTTACGTTCCTCTTCCTGATTCCTTATAGAAGCAAGCCCACCAGCGTTTACAAAAGTGTTCTTTTGCTCAAAATTATACCGCAAATCGGTTAAAACCTTACGTTCTTTGTACTTCATGTAACAAGAAATCCAAAAATCTTCCTTCAAACGTATTTCCTCATTCCACCAAGTGTTTTTGTTATAGATTACTCCATAACTGCAACCGGTTATCATTTTCGAAAGAGAAAGAAAAGCGGATTCATCATACATTACCGGCGATATCCGAGCGGTGAAGCCAAACAGATGTACATCCATCATACTGGCCATCTCAAATAATGACTGAATGATATTGGTTATCTTATCTTTATCCTTTATCCGGCTAGGTTCTCCTTTTTCCACATAAATAGGTTTGCAGGCATGGACATCATCATCAAGCATGAAAAGTTCTCCAAAATGCTTTGCCATCCAGTTACGTTTCGGGATGAGGCCCATAACGTCGTCAGGATGAGTAACAATTTCACATTCCGGGTTAAATTGTTGATATAAGTCAGCTTGACTTTCAGCAACGCAAATGATAGGATCGTTCACCAACTTTTTAGCGAACACCCGGTCATGGCGTTTATGACTTGGTATTACTATCTTGCAGGGCATGGCGAACGTCTTTTATATCAATTACATTGGATTTACTTATTTTCCCGGTTTTGTACGACTTCATGTGCTGCATGTCCAGCCTTTCACGAAGCCAGTTGCTATCTACCTCATTACTTGAGGTGATGATAAACAACTCATGTTTTTCGTCATACTTTGGAATGAGAGGATAAATGGCTGTATCATCCGTGATGGCATCGAAGCGCTCTTTAAATTCATCCTCTTTCTTCTCCGGGGCAAATTCGATGCCCCAATCTTGGAGTTCCGCCTTATTCCACTCGTTTTCCATAACGTCCAAATCATTCTCACCAAAATTGACATTATCTTTAGTGGCATATTCCCTCAACTTCTTAACGGGGGTATCAGGTGCCAGAATTTTACAAGGCAGTTCTTTATAACCTAACTCCTTGCAAGCTCGCAAACGTAAATTACCACAAACAACAATATATCTGCCATCATTGTAGGGAAAAACTATAAGTTCTCGAAGCTCAAGCATCTCTGGCGAATCCTGAATGCTTTTCTTCATCGCTTCAAAGCGGTAATCACGAAAAAAACGTGGATTTTTCGGCAATCCCGTGAGCTGCCCCTTATTAAAATCAAGTAGGCAGACTTGAATAATCTCTGTCATAACTAACTATATTAAAATCAACAACACAAAATCAACAACACAAACAGTCAGTAACAACACCTAATCATTTTTTCTATCATCGAACTCTATCTTATCTTTGATAAGCCGTTCAATGTCCTCACAACCAAATCTTTTTAAATAGGCAACAAGGTAAATTATCATCTCGGCTGCCAATTCTTCATCTTCCGAATATTTAGGAAGATTATCACTCCTATATTTAGAAGCAATATCGAATTTTCTCCAAACGGCTTCAATTCTTATGCTAAACGCTTTTCTTGAGCTATGCTCATTCATCTTAAAGCGTTTCCTCATGATATTCAAGCATCTCTGGGCAAACCTATTCAATGTTATCATATCGATCGGGTTAAATTGTTAGACTATGAATAATCTCACACGATTCTATTAGGTTGGCCTCTGATGCGAAACCAATGAACATATTCTTTATCTATCAGCATACTATTATTTATTTTGAGGGGTCTGTTGTATCTAAATATTTCCTGTACTCTAATTCTGTCTTAGCAAGATTGATTACGGTATTAACCCCTTGGAAAACTTGTTTTGCTTGGCTCACTTTACTAGGATCTTCTTTCACATCCTTAATTTGTTGAAGAACCAAATTCCTCAAATCTTGTAAAATGGTAGGGTTCACTGTAGACACCTTATTCAACCGTTCATTAGCCAACACAACAACTGTATTTGTTATCGACCGGAAACGGTTCAACTTGGAAGCCAAATCAAACATACTAAATACCAATACTTTGCCATTATTCAAGTATATCTCAACTTCGGTACCATCATCACCGGTACCGTCACAGTAATTGAGAATTACAACTTCTTCATTCTGATAAAGGAATGGTTTATTAACCATTTCTTTCAATCTATCTATTGCTCCATCAGTCATGATTCATTCTTTTTTGTTGCTTTATTAATTTGCCTATTCAAAGCTCCTTTTAGCTTGATTAGGTACTGAACATCTTCCGGATATCGGGCATACAAAGAATTCTCTTTTTTTAATTGTTCAGAACGACTAATCATGTAAAGGTTCTCAATGGAAACGTTTTGCCTGTTGCCATCCTTAAACTGAATATTATAACCAGGGGGGATTTCTCCATTATGCTCAATCCATACAAGCCGATGTTTAAGTTCAAAGACATTCGGTTCGGCAGTTTTCACTTCAATGTAACCGTCACGAGTTATGCGTTCATAACCGACTGGTTTATGATTTTTGGGGATATGTCCTTTCTTAAATCGAGTAGCTTTCGTTTTTGCCAATTGTTCCTCTGACATATATTCCGTTTGCTTACGTCCCTTGTTCATCGGTTGGTGGCCTTTGGGAAAGAAGCTTTTAGAAGCGCATTGAAATTTAAATTCTTTAGATTTAAAGAGCCGTAATTTAAATGCAATTCCATTTACAGCAGAATAAGTGGTACCTAATATCTGTGCTATTTCCTCATTAGTATGATTGGGATACAACTTTTTCAATTTATCAAGTCTCTCACTATTCCAAAACGAGATTCTCGGAGAGCGCCTAAGTTTTCGAATCAAGGCCTTTGTTTTAACAGCACTAAGTGTTTTATCAAGACGTCTAGCAAGTTCTTTTAAATCAGCAGTCGGGTACTCACTGTCAAGTATAGCAAGTTGTTCGCCAGTCCACGTTTTCATAAGTGCGTCAATAAAGAGAGGAAACCACTAGGCTTCCTCTGTGTTATCGTTATTTAGCTCTTTCAGTCTTTCTTTGAGCTTCTTTTCTTTCTTATCATATGAATCCGCAAGTTTCTTAGAGAGCGCTTTGAAATCATCCGGATATTGTTCTGCAAAAAGGATTTTCTGACACTTTTGCAAATAGGAGTAGAAATTCACATTATTCGATGATAAGCATTCAGCAATAAAGGCTCTATACCATTGGTGTCGGTCAGCTTGGTTGTTCTTGACATAATTTACAAAATCACTCTCACCATTCCATTTTTTCAAATTCAGTTTTTCAAGATAAGTACTGCTACAACCGCTAAGAACCAGCACATCAAAAACAAGTTGTTCATTTTCAGAGAATTCTTTTGTTCTCTGATAATATGTTTTCTCTTGCGCCCACTTACGCATTTCTTCAGCAGACTTCTCCTTGACTATATCCTTCGCTCTTTTTAATTGGGCGTTTATTTTTTCCCTTTCTATCTCTTTTAGATCGGCAACGGCGGAAGTAGAGGAAGCCGTTTCTTTTCTAACATAATAGAAACTAACGTTAAATTCGGGAGAATAATGTCCAAAAAATGAAAGACAACGATAAACTTCTCCATCTTCAAGCATTTTCAAAGTGCGTTCATCATCTTCTGAATACCAGCACTTACATCTAAAGATTTCATCAGGATCAACTATTTCAAATCCAAGTTGTTTAACAGCTTCCAAAGTTTTTTCATAGAAAACCTTTCTATCTTCTCCCCAATATGTATCGGGACGTCTAGCGATAATTACTGTTTTTCCAAATGAAAGAGGTTCGCCAACTTTAACAAGATGTTCATATTCTAGTTGAATTTTCCGCGTCACATAAGCAATCTGTTTTTTCTCATAGCAAGCAGCATTGATACATCTAGCATCCTTACTATTCATTTCATAGAACAAACAACCATGATTACACGTATTATTCTCACATTGAGAACATGATTTAATATCAGTATTTTCCCAATTATCGGAATCATCTTTAATCCAAGGTGCGTTACCAAGCTCCATGAAAGAATTACTCACAAATTCTCGAATCATAGCAGTAGTACATTGTTCTTCCTCCTCCTCATGAAACTCTTTTTGAGTATCTTCATCCAATTTAGAAAGAATCATAGCACCGGACAATGGTATATCTCCATTTCTTACCCGCTCTTTTAGTTCAGGAATAAGAGAATTCAATTTAATACGGTCAAAAACAAACCGGGTAGACTTTCCTATTTTAAGAGCAATATCTTCCAAAGTTCGTCCTTTTTCAGCCAACTGCGCAAAGGCAAAAGCTTCTTCGATGGGATCAACATCTTTTCTTTGAAGATTCTCGGTAATCATCGCTTCAAAAGCCTCATCATCTGTCATTTCTCTGACAATGCAGGATATTGTCTGAAATTTTTCCGACTTTTTTCGATGGGCTTTGATTTTTGCAACATTCGCTTCATCTTCCTTTGCTTTCAAAAGTGACACAGCCCGGAAACGACGCTCACCGCAAACAATTTCGTATGTGTAAGGTAGTGGGGTAACATCTCCGGTTTCTAGGTTAGTCATCTCCTCGGATTTAGCAACTCTGACAGTGATAGGTTGCAATAAACCTTGCTTTTCAATGTTGCTTGCAAGCTCTTCAAGAGCTGCTTCATCAAAAGTCTTTCTCGGATTCAAAGGAGAAGGACTGATAAGGTCAATTCTAATGTTTTGTACTTCCATAATTTAATTATATTGGTTTGACTTCTAATTCATTACATCAGTAAATTTATCGTAAAATGACAAGTTATGCAAACAGAAACTTCGCCATTTTAACGCCATTTTCATGCGGGCTTATTACGTATTTGAATGAAGCCACGTTTTTCCGTTTCCCGAAGCAATTCCATATCTTCCTCACGGATATAACAATCCGTTTCACCATTAACAGTTGTGTGATTAGGAATACCAAAACGCTCCCGTATTCTTCTTTTCACTTCAGGAATATCTTCAAGTTTGATATGCCTAGTGTTCCAGTAAATTGTCACCTTCTGCTTCTTGTTTGCCATTTTCTCTTTTGTTTAGATAAGAGATTATTTCATTTGAGAGACTTAACGCTTTAGCAGCTTCTTCATCTCCTTGCCCAACTCTAAGTTTGAGTTCGTTCCGGTATTCTTCATACGACAAGCCACTTGTATAGTTCACTTCCTCCGACAAATTCTCTTTATGAAAATTCCATGACTGATTATCAGCAACAGCACAACGTTCTTTATTGTATTCACGAAGCCAACTCATGATGACCTGACCATCAATTCTATTATAGATATTGCCATATTTCATTTTCATTGCGTTCTTGAAACACAGTTTAAAATCATCAGTTTTCATATATGGATATTCTTCAATGATTAAATCTACTGTAGTAGCGACTTGTGTAGCCGACATTGGATTACCGACATTGAAAAACTCCAAGGCATCAGCTATCAATATGACCAACACTGCTCTGGCTTGCGGCTCACCAAACTTTCTTATAATAGTGCCAATAGAAGGTTCATCACTTTGAAATACATCTTCAACCTTCTTGGGGCATAGAGCTTTGCAATAGTTTTTCGGCGAGGTCCGTAAGACTGCTAACCGATTCTCTTCTTGTGGCCGCAGTATCAGTTCGTTTTCCATTGTAATTTCCTTCTAAAATTTTAGTAAAATTCGCAGACTTGAATATCCAGTCAAAAGTGCACCTCCAATTTTTATCGTTTTGTCCAAGCAAGAAAGGACTGTCTAAAACCAATTGGAACACATCGAATACAGCTTGCTTCCCGTATTGTGCGACACGTGCTTTAATAGCTTTCTTTCGTTTTGCATCTATGGACTTTATAGCAGGAAGTTTACCTTTAAACGTGGAATTAAAATAATCCATTAGCCCACCCCAATCAATCTTTTCCTCGGGGAACAAAGAAAGCTCGTCTTTCTTTGATTCTCCTTTAGGAGAAGTTTCTTTCTTTTTTAAATGAGAATCATTATCATCTACATAATCATTATCATATTCATTATCATTATCGGGTTTTGTGGGTTCTTTTGGGTTTCCAAATAACCCAGTGGGTTTTGTGGGTTCTTTGGGTTCTTTTGGGTTTTCACTTTTCGGACGTCCCCCCTTAGAACCATTGCTCTTATTCCTTTCCACAATAGACATATACTTTTCAGTATCCCTGTCTATATCTATCTTTATAAAGTTGAAAGCAATATTTGCCATAGGTTTCAACCCCCGAAGATTTCCCGTTGTCGCATACTCAATTATGCTTTCGTAAATCTCCAGCCTGACATCATCCGGCAAATCCTTGATTGCTTCTCTCCACCCTTTATAAAAGATGAATGAATTTCTTTCCATATTTTAAGGGATTGTACTCCGATTAGTAATAAAACTCACAGACCTTTTGCTTCCTTCAGTTTTTTCGCTTCTTCCTTGTAATGAGTAATCAGCTTTTCTAATTGAAAGTCACTAAATTGCTTAGAAACATTTTTCTTGGCTTCCAGGAGTAGCACATTTCGTTCACCATACTTGGCAACTAGACGTCTGCGATAATCCTGAATATTTCCTTCCATGAAGCGGTTACAATGTGAACATTGAGCATTGCAGTTCATTTCATCAAAGCGAGTACTCATGTGTTGGCGGTTGATGTAATGACCGCAATCTGCTTTATTGAAAGGCTTTATTTTACCACATGAAATACACTGAAAATATCCATTAGGCATCGTATCACGATAACGGATGAATAAACTAAATATTCTGTCTAGTTCATTGACAAGATCAGGTTTCTTCTTGACCTTAACACCTTCTACCTCGAAAAGAGGCTTTTTCTTTTCTTTCTTCTTGTAATTTCTCCACATGATAATTAAAATACTACATTGGTTAATTGACGGCCACGACTCATTATACACCATTTTCCCTTTTCAGGCTGTTCTATGCGTAACTCTTCAACACGCCCAAAGCGCCGGAAATTCCCACTCAAATCAACAACCCAACCCTCTTTACCTTGGCAGGGACGAATGACACGACCGACCATTTGATAATAGAGGGAAAGGGATTTGGTTGGACGTGCAAGAACAACCGTATCAAGCTCCGGGTAATCGAATCCGGTTGTAAGTACTCCGACATTAGCAACAACTTTTATTCTTCCATCTTTAAAACCTTTCAGAATTCGTGCCCTTTCCTCCTTTGGAGTAGAACCGCTAACGATCGCACAATTAGGAATTTCGGAAGCCAGTTTTTCAGCTTCACGAATAAACCTCGTGAATATTAAAATACCTTTGCGTGGTATGCCCGATTTGGGGTTCAACAGACGTTTTGTCCATCCAACTATATCTTTGTATATGTCCACACGTTCAAACTCTTGCAGAAGACTTTTTTCATCGTAATCTGCACCAGTAGAATTAGTCCTGACTCTACTTAAATCCAACTTTGTAATATCATAGTATTTCAAACTTGCGAGAAATCCTTTAGCAAGTAGTTCACTCACCTGACAGTGATAAATAACATCAGTGAAAACCTTTGGCCGGGTACGAGTTATAAATTTAAGCATAGCACCACCTCTTCCTGAACATAATCTGTAAGGAGTCGCTGTCAGCCCAATAACTTTCCTTTGCTCATCTTCAAAGAATTCCTTATACATTCCTTTCTCCGGATTCACTAAATGACATTCATCAATCAGAACGTGCTTGAAATGTTTGAAGAAACTCATGTGTTTCATCACACTACCAATCATAGCAAACGTAATACGATTGATATCCTTTCTTCCGGCAGAAGCTGAATAAACTCCACAATCGAATATGCCGTATGATTGAAGTTTCGCAAAATTTTGTTCGAGTATTTCCTTGCTAGGCTGGAACACTATCAGCGGCCCGTCTATCCGTGCAGCTATATTGGCAATGACAAGGGACTTCCCGGCACCAGTGGGAAGAACTATCACGTAGTTTTTCTTTTCCTTGGATTTAAAAACGCTGACCGCTGCATCACTAGCACTTTTTTGGTAGTCTCTTAACTGGTATGTCATAATTTGATGTGATATTTATGAACTTTCGAATGACAGTCACCACAAAGGGTAACGAGACAATCAAGATGTTCAAGCTCATGACCAACGATTGATTTTCCGTTAACCCTGTATGTTTTGTGGTGAATCTCTAAATTAAAGTCTTTACCGCACATCTGGCATTTATGTCCGTCCCTAATACGAACTTTACGCTTGGCTTCTTCCCAATCTGGATTATTCACAAGCCGCTTCACATAGTTGGACTTCCTGCCTTTTTTGTGCTGCAATCTACTCATCGTCTTCCGGTTCTTCTTCAGGAAGTTTATCAGACAGGTCTTCTTCGAACTTGTCCCCATAATCTTCTGTATCATCAATAGGACGTTCTACTTCAGGATATTCAATACCAAACAAATCAAGCATCGCTTTTCTGTTTCGATCTTCCTGTGCCCAAAGAGAACGTTTGTCCCAATCAGGAATTTTTTCAGCTTTCACAAGCTTAAACTCACCGTTCACCCATGAATAATACAGGAAATATCCATCAAGAGCAAACCGGATCGTATTCTTACTTGAAAGATGATACTCCCTCGTCCCCTTTTTGACCTCGGCAGCCAGGTCTTTAATTTCAGTCTTAATAGAAGCTAACCTGTCTTGTGCATCACTCTTAATTTTCTTTGCACGTTCAATGGCTTCCAACAGTTCACGTTCGCGTTTGGGGACCTCATTCTCTTGCTTGATGCAATACTCTTCACGAATTTCGGAAATCTCAAATTCATCCAGTAAACGTTGTGTCACCTCACTTTCAGGGAATGTAGCATTGAAATGCTCATTCACCAACTTTATCAATTCATCTACATTCGTAGAACCCTGAAATAAAACAGGGGGAAATTTTTCCCGAATAGAATCGGGAACTACAAACTCGATTGTCTCGGGTTCGTAGTTTCTCAAATTTGCAATCATAAATTATAAAAGGATTAATTAGTACCGGTTTTGGTACTCATGAATAAAATCTAAGTAATGCTGGTCTTCAGGCAATGGAAGTGTAATACCAAACTCGGTGGCCGCATCTATTTTCACGCTTTCCATGAAATTATGCATCTCTAAAGTATTAAGTTTACTTGTTCCTCGCACAATAGTTTCCACTTTACCATTCACATGAACCTGTTTCACAAGAAACTTCTTACAATACAAGTCATGTATATCCTGAACTCCAGCAGCAGTGCTCCAATACTCTTCACCTGTGTATTCACGCAAACAGGCACCAATACACTGAAACCATTTCCACATGAGAGCATTTTGATTTAATGTTCTCGGCTGTGTTTTTTTCTTAATGGTTACAGTGTATTCTCCATTACGAAGTGTGCTGCACATGAACTCGAAAGACTTATCCATTTGGATTTTGCCATCTTTCTTCGTCAATGTTGCTTCCATAACCTATCAGAATGGCAAATCGTCCTTGGTCGGTGGTGGCGGTGGCGGGCACTCATTCACCGCACTTCGAGTCTGATTATTGGTGTGTTCCGGAAGAGGTGGCGGTGGTGGCGCTTGTTGAGGCTTAACAGAAAGCATCTCCATATTATCAACAAAAAGTTCTGTAATATACCGTTTAATTCCTCTGCTATCATCATAACTCCGAGTTCTTATCTTTCCTTCCAGATACAACTTGTCTCCCTTATGGACATACTTCTCAACAACATCGGCAAGACCACGCCAAACAACAATATTATGCCATTCAGTTCTTTCAGGAACCTGTGTTCCATTGGCAAGGGTATAACCTTTTTCAGTGGTGGCAAAGGAGAAAGTGGCCACTTTAGAACCAGCTTCCAAAATTCTAATATCGGGGTCTTTGCCAACATGCCCGATAAGCATCAATTTATTTAAACTCATGATTTATCCTCCCTTATTGTTACACGGATACTATCAGCTTTAGGAACTGTTTTGATATACTTAGAATATAATTCCGGATAGTCAGCCTGAAACTTTTTAGTATCAAAATTGTCACTCGTAGAAGCGGGTGTATAACTAACTCGCAATCTTCCGGCATCCCATGACTTGACACCATTCTCACGCATAGCAGTTTTCAATTTTGCCTTATAATCTTTCTGAATCTTGGTTAGATCTGCAAGTTCTTCCTCAATCCCGATTATAGTATTTACAAGCTGCATTGGAATAAGTAACTTGTCATCATCAGGGGCAGGAACGGGAAGATTGGATAGATATTGCTCACCCTTCTTCTCGCATTCCATTAACTTCTTGACTTCTTTATCAGACTTACGACTAATTTCAACAAATTCATGTTTATTACCACGCAACCAAGTGCTAAACAATTTATCAACTTTGAGTAATGGATTTTGAAGTTCAAAGAAATAAGCATAGATTGACAACTGCCAACTTAAATACTCCTTATCAAGATGAAGGGTAGTTTTGATGTCAACAAGACTAATTCTACCGGCTTTCTCCCAAACACAATCTATATTCGATGCAAAGTATTCGTTATCAGAAACGGTATATTCATTGGCAAGCGCCTTATATCCGGCATTTACCCTCATTCTGATATAATTCTCTGCTTCAATACTTTCAGGAGGTAAGCCTGTTACATCAGCAAACTGGCATTGAGCATGAATAAGGCTACCCTTCTCTACAGCTCTCTTCAATACAAAATCGGGGACATCTT